TTCAACGTCGGCAACGATGGCAAGACCATAAGGAAGTTTCGCGCGGCTCCGGGGAAGGCATACACCGAGGCCGACATCGACGATCTTCTGGAGAAAGTAGCAGACGATCTCGAGCGCAGGCTGCCGAAGGAAGAATTCTCGCTCGTGCAAGTCGGTCCAGCCTCTTTCAATTTCGTTTGGCGCGCGACTCGCGAGGCTCAGAGTGCAGATTGAAACGCATCCATCGGCGCGGGTGAACTTTCTCGCAATGCTCGACCGAGTCTACGGGTTATTTGAACCACCACCAGATTTGTCAGTGAGCGAGTGGGCCATCAGGAATCGCGTGCTCCCGAAAGGGACGACCGCGCGCCCAGGCCCGTTCAAGCCGGAGCGCTTCCAGATCGAAATGATGGACGTGATGCTGGACCCAAACGTCCACGAAGTCGTCGTGATGAAAAGCACTCAGGTTGGCTACAGCGACGCGATCCTGAATAACATCGTCGGCTATTTCATCGACGCCGATCCGAAGCCGATCATGCTGGTGCAGCCAACCATCGACAACGCGCGGGATTACGGCAAGAAAAGAATCACGCCGATGATCGAATCGTGCCGGGCCCTGAGGGTGAAGATAAAACCACCTACTTCTCGCCACGCTGGCAACACTCTCGCGCTCAAAGAATTTCCCGGCGGATTCCTGAAGCTCACGGGAGCCAATTCCGGCGCCGGCCTCCGCAGCGATCCGGTCCCCATTGTGCTCTTCGATGAAGTCGACGGGTATCCGATCGATGTCGAGGGCGAGGGCGATCCGATCGCTATCGGCACGAAGCGGACCGGGACCTACGCGGACCACAAAGTCTATAAAGGCTCGACGCCGGCGAAGCCGAAAGGCATTTCGCCGATCGAGAGGGACTACCAGCGGTCCGACATGCGGCGCTTCCATGTGCCCTGCCCATTCTGCTCTTTCTCTCAGCCTCTACGATGGCGGGATCCGGTTCCACCGAATGGCGATGGGAGATACCGCCTTTTCTATTCCACAAATTCGGACGGCCAGGTTGATCCTGCAAGCGTGGCGTATGTGTGTGCCGGATGCAGGAAACAGATCCCGGAACGCTTCAAGCAACAGATGCTAAACGCCGGCGTCTGGGTCGCGGAATTTCCCGACCGTCCCGTCGTCGGTTTTCACATCAACGCCCTGTATTCTCCGTGGCGCGAGAACTGGCCCGAGCTCGCGCAGGAATGGCATGAGGCGAACAAGGAAAACAACCCGGAGAAGCTAAAGGCCTTCATCAATCTACAGCTCGGCGAAACGTGGGAGGAGCAGGGCGATGCGATCGAGGTCTCCGCGCTGAAAAGCCGGCAGGAACAATACGAGGCGGAAGTTCCCGATGGCGTGGGGATACTCACCGCGGCGGTGGACGTCCAGAGCGACCGGCTTGAATGCGTGGTGAAGGGATGGGGCGACAAAGAAGAATCCTGGCTCATCGCCTACCAGCAGGTCTTTGGCGATCCGGGCCAGGAGGAAGTCTGGAACGAACTCGATGCATTTCTGCTGTCGACATGGGAGCACCCGTCAGGCCAGAAGGTGAAAATCTCCTGCACGATGATCGATTCTGGCGGTCTCCACACGGACTCGGTCTATCGCTTCGTTCGCGCGCGTCAGCATCGGAAGATTTTTGCGTTGAAAGGGTCCAGTGAATCAGGGAAGGAGATACTCGGAAAATTCAGCGTGAACAATCAGTACCGCGTGAAGCTCTGGATGATCGGCACGGACACGGCGAAGGACAGAATCTTCGCACGGATGAAAATTCCGGCTCCAGGCCCCGGCTACATGCACATCGGCGATTTCGCGGAAGACGAATATCTCGCGCAGCTCACGTCTGAGAAGGCGGTCAGGCGTTACCGCCGCGGCAAGGGCACAATCCGCGAATACATCAAGACTCGCGCTCGAAACGAAGCCCTCGATCTCGAGGTATACGCCCTAGCGGCGCTCTATGTCCTCGGGCAGGCGTTGATTCGAAAGCTCGGCGAACTGGCGGCTGCGCTTCGGCTCCCGCCAACACAGCCTTCCGGTGGGCCGCAGGGCGGCACGGGTGGGTCATCCGGGGGTTCAGAGCGCCCCGGAGGCGGGTCTTCCTGGGTTCAAGGCTGGCGATGATAGGACGAAAGTACTATAGTAGTGACCACTACGATTTCGTAGTATTCACTACGATTAGCGAAGGCCGCGCAATAGCTGATCTGGGAGCGGGGAGCCGATGAATTCCAACGCAGAAAGAATCATCGAACTGACGGACGGACAGTGGCTAGGTAGGTGGGAAGGCCACATTCTCTTCCGCGATCCGGTCACTGGGAGTTCCTGCTCTCTCCCGGAGCACGGCCTGACCGTTTCCTGTGTTCTGGCGAAACTCACGGCGAAGCGCAAAGAATTCGGCCTGGTGATCTCATGAGCCGCGAGACCTGGTCCTGCATCGTATTCGTTCTAGGGTTCTGCGGCTCCGTCTACTTTCTGCGCGAGGCCATCAGGGCGGCTCGGACCCCCGAATTCAAACGAGATATGGAGAAGCTCCGCGAACAGCGTCGGCGCCGGAAGTCGGCACGCCGATGAGCCGTTATCAATACGGAACAGTAGTACGGAAGTAATCTCGCTTTTCGGAGTGCCCACTCTAAAATCGAATGGAGACCCCGATGAACAAGAATCTGGACTTTCTCAGAGCCGTCGCTGTGCTTTTAGTTGCCGGAGGTCATGCGCTTGCGTTCTTCGGTATCACCAATTCATGGGGGCACGTATTTGTCGGCAGCTTTGGGAAGCTGGGCGTCTACATTTTCTTCGTCCACACTTCCTTGGTGCTCATGCAATCTCTGGAGCGGTCTCCGGGAGCGCGGTCCTTTATGGTTAGACGCGTCTTTCGGATTTATCCGCTGGCAGCCATCGCAATCGGAACCGTTGTGATCTTCCGTCTTCCACAGGGCCTCGTAAGTTATCACCGGTTCACCGCATTTCCGTACGATTCCCTGGACGTGTTCTCCAATCTATTCCTGGTAGAAGCCTTCTCGATGCGGTCCCCAATCCTGGGACCGACGTGGAGTTTGACTTACGAATTATTAATGTATCTGTTTCTCCCATTTTTGTTTTCCGTGTCCCGGTCAGTGAACCGAGCTTTGGCGATTTATTTCGTCGTGCTTCTGACGTCGATTGCGTTGAATCATTCACATGTGTTTGAGCAGAACATCGCCCTAGCCAACTTCATTTATTTTGCTCCGTGCTTCTTGCCGGGTGTCGCCGCGTACCATCTGCTGAAGACGAAAGAACCGAAGCTGCCGGCGTTCTGCTGGCCTGTCTTCGTCATCGTCATAGTTTTGATTTACAGTCTGGCGAGCGAGTATCTGGTCTACGCGTTCTGTGCATTGCTGGGGTTGTCGATCTCCTGGTTCTCTGAAATCACCTTCAAACCCTTGGTCCTGGCTAGTCACTACGTCGCGAAGTATTCCTACGGAATATACCTTGCCCACTTCGTATGCATTTATTTTGCCTTCGAAGTCGGAGCTCGACTTCCTTTCCCGGCTCAAGTGACGTTGTTCATAGCCCTTCTCGTTTCTATCCCGGTGGTCTTGTACCACACTATCGAGGCCCCCATGATCGCCATCGGGAAGCGCATCACCGAAGTCCGGCTCACGATCAAGGAGGCCGCTGTTGCTCCTTCGGAATAGTAATACGACGGTTATCTCGCTTTTCGGAGTGGCCACTCTAAAATCGAACTAGGAGGATTGTCATGAAAGCACTCAAACTCATCGTCGGTGGCTTCTTTCTTCTACTCGTGATCCTTGCGATCTCGGCGATGTATAAAAGCTCGCAGGCTGAGATGGCCACGCAAGGACAGCAGGCCCAGGCCGCCGCGGAAACGCGACCTCACGATCTGCAGCTCCTCAAGCGCCCCGCGGTCCGCGCGGCCTGCACGACGCATGCGGATTGGGATATGGAGACCTGTCAGACGATGGATCAGAAAAAAGTGTCGATTGGGATGACGGCGGAGCAGGTGCAGCTCTCGTGGGGAAAGCCTGACAGGATCAACACCACCTCGACCGTGCGTGCCGATCACGAGCAATGGGTGTACGGCAGGGACTACCTCTATGTTCAGAACGGTACCTTGCGTTCGATGCAAACTTCGCGCTAGAATTTCCTCGTCTCCAGCCATCCTTCCATCCGAACGGCTCCCGCGTCCCCCCGACTCCGGGAGCCGTTCCCCGTTAGCAAATCCGCCTACTGAGTAACTCTCTAGAAGATGCAATCCGGCAAACCCCGTATTTTCATAGTCAATGCCACCCATCATCCCCGATGTGGTTCCCGACCACTTCCCTGCGGGGACGACAGTAAAGTTCACGCGTTCACTGGATGATTTTCTGCCGTCGGATGGATGGACTTACGCGATCTACTTGAATGGTCTCACCCAGAAGTTCAACAAAGCCGCCACGGTCCTCAACAATATTTTCCAGATCCAGTTCCTCCCCGCTGACACCGCCATCTTAAACCCCGGTCCCTTCCGCTACGCCGAGCGACTCACGAACACTGGAACAGGAGAGGTGTACGACATCACGGGCGATGAGCTCGTGATCAATATCGAGCCGAACGTGGCGAGCGCTGCGGTCGGCGTGTTCAACACATGGGAGGAGCGCACGCTCGCCGTCGTCGAGGCCGCAATTTCTGGCCGGCTCACTTCCGACATTCAGGCGTACCAAATCGCGGGACGCTCCGTCTCGAAAATTCCCATCGCCGAGCTCCGCACGATCCGCGGCGAATTGAAGGCGTCGATCTGGCGTCAGAACAATCCAGGCCAGCTCGGGGTCCCATACCGCGTCGCATTCGCACTCGAGAACGAATCGCCTGACTACCCTCCGACATGGCAGGACGTCACGGGCCTCGATCGATGAGCGCTCCGTCCTTTTTCCGGCGGCTCCGCTACGCGTTCGGAATCGCCAAGCGCGCACTGACGGTATACAACGGCGCGATGGGCGGTCGCCTGACGATGGACTGGGTCGCTTCGATCCTGTCTGCCGATCAGGAAATCAAAGGGAATATGCGGCTGCTCCGCGCGCGCGCGCGTGAACTGTCCCGCAACAATCCCGTTGCAAAGTCCTATCTGAAAATCCTCACGTCGAACGTCCTCGGCGAGAAGGGCATCGGCTACAAAGCGCTCGTTCGGAACAATGACAAGACTTTGAACTCCGCCTTCAACACGAAGATCGAGGACGCGTGGACCGACTGGGGCAAGGTAGGAAATTGCACCGCCGACGGGAAGCTCTCTTTCCGCGGTGTCCAGAATTTGGTGCTGAAGAACATCGCGACCGACGGCGAAGTCTTCGTTCGGATGATTCGCGGGTTCAACAATAAGCACCGCTTCGCCCTGCAGCTCATCGACGCCGACCAGGTCGACCATCTCTTCTCGCGCTTCGCTTCTAAGACCGAGAACGAGATCCGCATGGGCATCGAGGTCGACGAGTGGGGTCGCCCAGTCGCGTACCACGTCAACCTGAAGCACCCTTCCGATCTAGGCGGCTCCCTGCTCCGCGAGCGAATCCCCGCGGACCAGATCCTCCACCTCTACGATCCCGAGCGCATCAGTCAAACCCGCGGGATCACCTGGTTTCACCCATGCATGGTCGAGCTCCGCATGCTCGGCGGATATGTGGAGGCGGAACTTGTCGCCGCGCGCGCCGGCGCCGCGAAGATGGGGTTCTTCGAGCACACCGATGCTTCCTCGTTCGTGGAGCCGAATCCGGATGCGAAATATCGAATTGAGGCCGAGCCGGGAGTGATCGAGTCGATTCCGCCCGGTATGAAATTCACGGCATGGAGTCCAGACCATCCCTCTTCCGCTTTCCCAATGTTTGTGAAGGCGATGCTCCGTTTCGTTGCATCGTCGATGGGCGTTTCCTACAACGCGCTCGCCTCGGACCTCGAGGGTGTGAACTATTCGTCGATGCGCTCTGGCCTGCTCATCGAGCGCGATCAATGGAAGATGCTCCAGTCTCTTTTCAAGGAGCAAATGCACCAACCAATTTTCGAGAACTGGATGTCGATGGCGCTCCTCTCCGGCGCCCTGGTTCTCGACTCCCGCGATCCGGCGCGCTTCTGTGCAGGCAAGTGGGAGCCGCGCGGATGGATGTGGGTCGATCCCCTGAAGGACGTGCAGGCCACGATTCTCGGGATCGGAGCGGGTCTCACGTCGCGCGATGCGGCTATCGCGGAGCAGGGTGGCGACGTCGAGGAAATCTTCGAGGCCCTGAAGGAAGAGAAAGAACTCGCCGAGGAGTACGGCCTCGATCTCGTCATCGCGGCGAAGGCGCCGACGGTCGACAAAGGTCCAAAGGACCAGGTCACCGAAGAGGACGAGGACCAGGGCGGTGCCAGCGAAGAGAAGAAATCAGCGGCCGGCGGCCGCCTCATTTCACTCGGGAGGGGCAAATGACGACGCGAAACGTTCTTGTCGACATCGACGACAAAGGGAAGGTCACGGCAGTGCGCGATTCTCTTAAAGAACTACCGATGCTGAGTCGGGACTTCGAGATCCTCGAAATGGTCCCGGTCAAGAGATTGACGCCGGCGGAGCGCGAAGCTCGCCTCTTGCGGCGCAAGGCGAAGAAGGATGCTGGCGAGGAGCCTGACCCAGATGACGTTGACGACGATGAGCCGGAGGAAAACTCCGCGGCTGGCAAGCGGGACGAAGACCGCTTTGATATCTCCATTTCTTCGGAATATCCCGTGGCGCGCTGGTTCGGGAAGGAAATCCTGGACCATTCGCCCGAAGCCATCGATCTCTCCCGCGCCAAGCGCGGACTCTCTTTTCTCGATTCGCACGATGCCAAGTCGGTGATCGGGATCGTCGAGAAGGTCAAAGTAGGCGACGACAAAAAACTTCGCGGTCAGGTCCGGTTCTCCCGGAGTGCTCCGGCGCAGCAAATCAAGACGGACATTCAGGACGGGATCCGGCGGTTCATCTCTGTCGGCTACATGGTCAACGAGTACACGCTGGATAAATCCTCGAAAGAGGAAGGCGAGACGTACCGTGCGTCCAAATGGACGCCGATGGAGGCGAGTTCGGTTGGCGTCCCTGCCGACCCGACCGTGGGCAACGACCGCAAGGTAGGGGACAGGCAGTACCCAGTTTTAGTTCGTAGTGCAAATCCGGCTTCCGAGCCGAATCTCAAGGAGGTCACCGTGGCAGAACCCACAGTAGCAGAATCACGGACCGCCGCCGCTGAAATCATTCGGCTCGGCAAGGTCCATCAGATCGACCAAGAACGGGTAGCGAAAGCTGTCGGCGACGGAGAGTCCCTCGACGCATTTTCGCGCTTCGTTCTCGACGAGGTCGCCAAGCGCGGAGGGAAGCCGCTCACGCAGCCTCCCCCCGAAAAAGAGGTACGCCTGGACCTCACCGAGAAAGAGCAGAAGGAATACAACCTGGCGCGCGGGATCATGACCGCCGTCAGGAACATCGAGGCCGCATCCAGCGGCGCCGCGACGAAGCGTGAAAACTCCTTCGAGATGGAACTTTCCGAAACCATCGAGAAGGACTGGAAGGGCGCTCGGCATGGCGGCTTGTTTGTGCCGTGGAGCCTGCGCCATGCATGGACTCCCGAACTGCAGACGAAGTATGGCGACCAACTCAAAAAGCGCGCGGGTCTCGATTCCTCGCACGCGACGATCGGTCAGGAATTGAAGTTCACCGAGCCTGGTGAATTCATCCAGTTCCTTTACAACCGCACGCGCGTCAAGGAACTCGGAGCTCGCACCATCGCGGGTCTCCGCGACAATGTCGCCTATCCGAAGCAGACCGGGAAAGCGACCGGCGCGTGGGTAGGTGAAAATCCCGGCGTCGACGTTGCGGATTCCGCGCTGACGCTCGGCTCCATCGCCAGCTCCCCGAAGACTTACCAGTCTTCGTCGAGCTATTCCCGTCAATTGCTGGCGCAGGCGGTGATCGACGTCGACACGCTCGTGCGTGAAGACCTCGGTCGCGACCTGGCGCTGGCCATCGACTCCGTCGCCATCCTCGGCGGCGGCGCGAACCAGCCCGTCGGCATCGGCGCCACGGCTGGCGTGCAGTCCTATGTCGTGATCGCGGACGTCGGCAACGGCGGCGCGCTCACATGGGATGACGTCGTGCTGATGACCCAAAAGCTCGAGGACGCGAACGCCGATCAACTCGGCGATGGTGCGTGGCTCACCACTCCCGGACTGAAGTCCCGCATGAAGCGTACGGCGAAACTCGGCAACACGTTGGCGATTCCGATCTGGGCGGATGACAACACAGTGGACGGCTATGAAGCACGTTCCTCGAACCTGGTGGCGAAGACTGGCACGAAGGGCACGGGGACGAACCTCCACACGCTGATTCGCGGCGTCTTCGAGACGATGGTCATCGGCATGTGGGGCAGCGGCTTCGAGCTCGTTGTCGATCCCTACCGCCTGAAGAAGCAGGGCATGATCGAACTCACCACGTTCATGCTCACCGACGTCACGATCAAGTATCCCGTGGCGTTCGTCGTCGCCACCGCCGTCACCCCGTAATTTCTTCCCTCGATTTTGTCGAGGCAGTTGTGGCGAGTGAGCGGAATCGTTTCCGCTCACTCAATGCCACAGAAAGGAAAAGGCGCTCATGTCAGAAACGAAGAAGATCAGGCTCACGCGCTCCATCATCCTGGCCGGCCAGCACGCGGAAGAAGGCTCGGTCCACGAAGTCGGCAGCTCTCTCGCGCATCGTCTTATCGGGGAAGGCTCCGCCGAGCATCACCTCGAGGAAGGCGACGAGCCGGAGACCGGTCCCACGACCGTCAACCGCATGGAGCATCCGGGCCACGGAGATCCACCGCCGCGGCGCATCTTCGGTCCGAAGCCTAAGGGCAAAGAATAAGTGCCGGTCCCGTCCACTTCTCCTGCGTTCCGCGATGCCGATATCCCCGCTCTGCTGGCGGATATGGGCATCGCCGTGACGGTTGGAGGAGTGGCCGGCATTGGTTTACTCGACGAGGCGGATCAGATCGTCGTACAGGATTCAGAACGTGCCGGAGTGGTGATGCTCGCGACGACTCTCACCGTTCAGACGTCGGCATTCCCCGCGGCGAAGATTGGCGACCCGGTGATCGTCGGAACCACGAATTTCACGGTGCGCGAGCGGCTTCGCGAAGGAGACGGAGGCCTCACGAAATTGCTTTTGGGTTCCGGGCCTGTCGTTCCTCAGAGCGGTCAGGCAGCAAACAATATCGTCGATGGTGGAACTTTCTAAATGTCCTACGTCATCCTGCTTCGCAGAGGGCTGAAGGCCAATCTTCCGGCAAGTGCGCCGGAGGGTGAAGCATTTCTGACGACGGACACTCACGAACTGTTCGTGGGCACCGGCACGGGAATACAGGAGATCGCCGGGTCGGGCAGCGGCGACGCAACTTCGATCAGAGGGACGCCGGTCCTAGCGCAAGCCCCGGTCAATGGGGAAATCCTGATTTTCGATGGCCCTTCGGGAAAGTATGTCCCAGGCGATCCGATTGTCAGCGGGCCTGATGCGCCCGGAACTCCACCGACGCGTCCTCCCGTTCAGGTTGGCGTCTTCGATGGCACGAATGTCCAGCGCCTGAAAGGTGATGGCGCAGGAAATGCCGGCGTCAGCGTTTCGAACTTCCCTGCCACGCAACCGGTGAGCGCAGCGGCTTTGCCACTTCCTGCAGGTGCCTCGACGGAGGCAACGCTTGCAGCGATCAGGGCGAAGACCGACAACCTCGACGTGGCGCTCTCGACGCGCACGAAGCCGAGCGACACGCAGCCGGTCAGCGCGGCAGCTCTCCCGCTTCCGGCCGGCGCAGCGACGGAGGCGAGCCTCGGTACGGACGGCGCGGCTCCGCCGGCGATTCCTGGCACGGGGATTCGCGGATGGCTCCGTTCGATTTACGATGCGCTGAAGGCCACGCTGACCGTCAGCGTCTCAAACTTCCCCGCCACGCAGCCTGTGAGCGGAACTGTGACGGCGAACGCCGGGACGAATCTGAACACGTCAGCGCTTGCCGTTGAAACGGGAGGAAATCTCGCCGCGGCGAAGACGGACCTGGATACCCTCGCCAGCGCGATCTCCGCTGGAGTCTCGCAGGAGAACACAAAGAATTGGGGAGGTACGGCGGTACAACCAGCGCAGACGGCTTTCGGAGACGGCACCGGTGCGAACCCTATCGTTCGCGCGATTCCGAGACGCTTTGGTCAAATTCTGACGACAACTCCCCTTGCCGCGAACGCCACTTTTACGTCAGCGTGGTTCGACACGAATCAAACAGGGGACACGTATGTTCAGGCCGGATGCAGGCAGGATCAGAATGGCGCGAACCCAGGCCTCTTAATTGATCAGTCAGACGACACTACCAGCGCCACTTTTCAATCCATCGCGGCATCATCTCAGGTTTTTGCAAATCAAACGGCATTCGTCCAAGCCGTCATCCAGAAACGATACTGGCGAGTTCGGATGGTGAACGGAGCTACCCTCCAGGGCAGCTTAGAAGTGGTTTGCAGTTCTATTTCGCAGTTCCCGTTCCTAACCTCGGCCGGCTCTGCTTTGGTAGCGACCTCAGCTCTCATCGTCCAGCCAAATTTGCAGCAACAAAATGGCGCGGATGGCATGAGCAACCTTCTAACTCTGCCCTGGTTAGTCTCCGGTGGGTCATCTTTCGGACCAACTCAGCAGCAAGTGCTCGCCCTGTTATTCAACGGGGCGACGTGGGATAGACCGCGAACTCCCGTCGTCTTCAAGTCCATCGCTGCAGTGGCAGTGACCGCAGGGACTCCAGTGGCTATCTGGACGCCAACCGCAGGGAAGAAATTCCGCGTGATGGGTTTCATGTTGAGTCTCACCGTCGCAGGAGCGGTGATCCTGAAAGATGCGACGACCGAAATCCTTCGCACCTGCCTCATGGCCGCTGGAATAGGCCAGCACTGTCCTGCGGGCATGGGGAACGGGATTCTTTCCACCGCCGCGAACAACGCGCTCAACGCGGACGTCAGCGCGACGGGTTCCATCAGCGGATTCGTTTTCGGGACGGAGGAATAGGGCGTGGCACACGCATACGTTGTCTCGAGCGCGACGTACATTCCCGGATCCGCTCCCGATCCGCAGGTGACGATTGTGGGAACGGTGGATGGCATACCGGTGACCGTCCAGACCTGGCTCAGCGCCGTCACGGCGGCCAATACGGCGGGAGGACTGGCGGCCGTTAAGAATTTGGTTTCGCCGCTGATGCTCGCACAGGCGGGGATCAATTCTCCTCCTGCGCCGGTTCAGCCGGCGCAGCTACCGACAGGAAGTTGGTCGCAATAGGGAAAGGAAGGCTTCGTTGTCTTCGATTCGCGAGCAGATCGTTGTCGCTCTCGTGGCGGCTCTCGGCGCCGGAGGGGCCGGCAGTCCTTCCGGGCTGACCGTTCATCGGGAGAGAACGCGGTCGCTCGAGGTCGATTCGCTCCCCGCGATTATGGTCTACGCGGATGATGACGTTCCCAAAACTCTCGGCCAGCAGGTCTATGCCTCTCCTCTCACGGAGAGGCATCTCACGCTGGCGCTCGAGTGCAGGGCGCAGGGAACAAATAGCGTCTCACCGGACGAGGCGCTGGACCCGGTGCTCGTATGGGCAACACAGACTGTGCTGGCGAATGAACGCTTCGGCGGTCTGGCCAGCGGAGTGGAAGAAGGCAGGACGGTGTGGAATTCCCGCGAGGGAGATGTTCCGGTCGCATCGGCAAAAATCAGCTTCACCGTCAGGTACCGGACGAGCAGGCTCGATCCGACTTCAAAGTCTTAGGAGGACACAATGCCAGGAATCAAGTATCCCGTCCCGCATGTCCCCATGCTCGGCAAGGGTTCGATCCTGTTCGATATTTTCGATCCGGTCACCGGACTCCCCACGGGCCTGCAGCATCTCGGGAACTGCACCAAATTCGAGCTCGACTTGAAAGACGACATCAAGGAGCTCTATCAGTCGCTGAACAAAAACGTGACGCTCATCGCGACGGCAGTCGCGAAGCGCCAGCCAAAGGTCGCGCTAACCGGAACGGATTTTTCGTCGAACCACATGGCTATCGCTTCAATGGCAGCGGGGAAGACGACGCTCACGACGGCCGTCGCAACGTTCACGGCTGAAGTGCTCATTACCGTCGCGCAAGCGGCGAACGCGAAGGGGCGGTTCTTTCGCACTATCAACCCGAACTTCGATCCAACGGGCACGGCTCCGGTGCTCACGCAGAATTCCGTCGCGCTCGTAGCGGGGACCGACTACGTCCTGACCGATCCGATCACAGGGCTGATTTACATCCCCCTGGGTTCCTCCATCACCAACGGCTTCGCGGTGACGATCACCTACCACACGCTTGTGGGCAGCTTCGACCAGGTCGCCGGCGCCACGGTTCCGCATCAGCAGGGTCACCTTGTGTTCGTGCCGGATCCGGTCGACGGTCAAAAAATCGGCGTCGATATCTGGCGCGTGAACCTGAACCCCAATGGCCAGGTCGGACTCATCGCCGACGATTACGGAAACTGGACGCTCGACGGACAGATCCTCGACGATACGGCGAACCATCCGTTGTCTCCGTTCTTCCAATACACCTTCTACTGAGGCCGAGAGGCACGCTGGCGCGAAGTTCCGGCGTGGGAGCCTCGGTAGAACAAGGGAGGGTCCGTGGACTGGGAGGACCCTCCTGAATTTTAGAAGTAAGCGGGCGGCGATCCCGTCCCGGAGGAATCAATGAACGACGAAAGCACCAAGCTCGACGGTCGGCACTTCGCAGGCATCTCGCAATCTCTCACCGCAAACCAGGACGACTACATCCACGCGCATCTCAGGCTCGCCGGCGCCATCGAGGTCCTCAACGATCTCGACGGCAAAAAGCGAACGAATGAGCAGAGAGCCGAGGACCTGCTCACGCAGATTCTTCTCTCCGGCCGCACTCACCACATTCTCGCTGGATGTCTGACCGAAGTCGGCAAGACGTGGAATCGCGCGGAGGCGGATGCGAACGCAGCACGGTTCGCCGGGATAACCGACGTCGGGGAAAAAACCTACATGCGGACTTCCATCGTCAGGTTCGTAATCGGTTTTTTTTCGTTAGGGGAACCATCGTCGGAGACTTCCCGGAAATCTTCGAGCCGGAGCGCAAAGGTCCCCCCTACAAAGAACGCGGCTCCGTCGACCTCGGGAACTTCGCACCACTGATTCGCGAGGTCGCCGGCTACGACCTTGAGAGGATTCGCGGAGTGATGGATTGGCCGCTGCGGGAGACGTTTCTCGCATACATCGAGTGCATGAAAGTGGCGGCGCGAAGGAACTACGAGATCGAACTTCTGGTGTGGAGCGCTCTCGCTCCGCACCAGAAAAGCAAGAAGGAGCCCCCGGCGATCCCGAGGGTTCTGAGGAGTTAAACGATGGCTGACGCTCCCGAGATCAAAGTAAAGCTGACTGCAGAGGACACGGGTGTCTCCGCGGCGATCAAGGAACTTACGAGCCAGCTTAAAAATCTGAAAAAGCAGCAGGACGAGACGGCGCAGTCTGGTCTCTCGCTGAAGAAGGCATTCGAAGGAATCGCCGCAGCGGGAGCGCTGCTCAAGCTCACCGAGTTCGGAAAGCAGGCATTCGACTCCGCGATCAACATCGGGAAAATGGCGGACAAGACAGGGCTGACCACTCAGAGCCTCAGCGTTTTCCATCATGTTGCCGAGGAAGTGGGAGTGGAGACCGGCGCCGTCGATAAGGCCCTCACCAAAGCGGCCAAGTCCATCACCGAATTCGAGCAGGGCAGCACGAAGGCGGCGAAGGGTTTCCAGTTACTCGGGATCACCCAAAAGGATTTCGCCGGACTGAAGCCCGACGAGAAAATCGCGCTGGTGACATCGCGCCTCGGTGGAATGACCGCAGGATTCCAGAAGGCTACCGCAGCCCAATTGATTTTTTCGAAGGGCGGAGCGGAGTTCATCCCGGTCGCGAATGCGATAGCCGGCGAGGGCTTCGACAAAATCACCGCGTCAGTTTCGAAGCTCGGTCTGCTCCTGGACCAGCAAACCACCGATGCGTTTCGCGCGGCGAAGGCGTCGATGCAGGAACTCGAGGATGCCGGAAAAGGGATCGCTACCCAGTTCGAAGCGGGAGTGCTCCCCGCCATCTCCGATGTCGGCGAGGCTCTTCTAGACTCATTCGATATCGGCGGCAAGAACGGGTCCGTCTCTGGCCTGCAGGAGATCGGAAAAATAGCAGGCAACGTCGTCCGCGGCATTGCGGCCGGCTTCGTCTGGATGGGCACCGTCATCGGGGCCGAAATTGCGGACGCGGAAATATTGTTCAGCGAGAAATTTGGGGAAATCAAAACCAAAGGGGTGAGCGTATACGAGGCGCTGAGTCTCGCGGTGAAGGGCCATTTTGCGGAAGCAAAGGCGACGTACGACGCCGGCTCGCGCGACATCGAAAAGGCGCAAACCGAACTCGCCACCAAAGAACGGGCGATTTGGGATACGGCGGCCATCAACATCCGCAAGTCGCTCGAGGACCTCTTCCCCTCCGATGCGGAAGAGAAGCGTCGGGCAAGAGAGCGCGCTTCTCGGCTACGTCCCGATAATCAGACTGCCGGTTCCTCGGTTCCCGACGATTCAGTCACGAAAGCAAACCTCGCCTTTCTGAAACAGCAGCTCGATCAGGAGCTCGCGTTATACCGGGAATACGAGAAGGTTCGCCTGGCCGGCGATCGACAGCTCTACGACCAGGGAAAGCTTTCGTTGACAGAATATTTCGCACGCCGGCGCGCCGAAACCATCGCAGAGCACGAAGAGGAAATTCAGATCCTCCAGTCGCAGCGCGCGAAGCAGCAACAGGAGCCAGTAAGGAATGCGGCCGAGCAAATCCAGAACAGGGCCAAGATTCAGGCAATCGACGCGAAAATCGCCGAGGCGCGAGAGGCGCAGGTCCTGAAGCTCAAAACGCTTGAGGACGAGGAATTCAGGAAGACCGAAGAGCACCAGCAGAAGGTGCTCGCGTTCCAGAAGGAGGTCGCAGCTCTCCAGGGTAACCAGGAAGCGGAGACAAAGGCCGAAATCGCGCAGGAGTCCGAAAAGCTACGCCGCGATCAGGTCGCGAGCGAACAAGAGATCGCGCATTACGCCGAACTGAAAACGGCGCAGGCCGAGTTCAAAGACGCGGAACAGAAGCTGCAGCAGGACCGGAAAGCGTTCGAGGTGGAGAAGCAGGCCATCGAAATCAGGAACAGGGCAGGGCAGCTATCTTCGGCCGAGAAGGAAAAGGAAATCAACGATCTCATTCGCGACCGTCTGCCGTTGCTCCGGGCCGATGCCGCTGCTGAACTTGCCGCGGCCCAAAAGACGGGCAATCAAGATAACGTCAGCGCGGCGCAAACCGCGACGCAGGGAGTGCAGAACCTCGGCGTTCAAACGAACCAATTGCAGCAGCAGATTCGCGGTTCGCTCACCAACGATTTCAATAATTTCTTTATGGGTCTCGGGAGGAGCACAGCATCAGCCGCAGACCAGTTCCGTCAGCTCGCAGCCAGCATCGTGCAATCGCTTGAGCAAATCATCCTAAAAAAAATCCTGCTGAAGGCGCTTGGAGGCGATAACAGCGACAACAGCGATGGAGGGGGCGGCGGTGGTGGTGGTGGATTATTCGGTTTACTCAGCGGTCTGCTGGGTGCAGGGCACGCGGAAGGTGGTTTGATTCGTGGTCCCGGCGGTCCCAGGGCCGACGCGATACCCGCTCGGCTATCCGCCGGCGAATACGTGGTCAAAGCGGACGCGGTCTCAGCATTCGGCGTTCACAACCTCGAAGCGATCAACCGCGGTCTGAAAATCCCCTCTCTGGATCGGCTCTCCCTTCCGAAGTTCTCCGAGGGAGGTCTGGTGGGCGGGGGAGGCGGCTCGGACTCGCACATCAATCTTGGGATCGGTCTCGACGAGGGGCTGATTCTGAAGCACCTCAGTTCGAAGACCGCGGGGAACATCATCCTGCAGCACCTCTCGAACAATCCGAAGGCGGCGCAGAAGGCGCTTTCGAGGAGCGACTGATGAGCGTCCAAATTGGAAGCGCTACCGACTTCGCCAATCTGCTGAACCTCCTCGACACGTTTCTCACCGGGACCGGCATGGCGCTGACGCCGTCTTTTGTCGGCGCAGGGAACGGCACTATTGACGCGCATGGCGGTTCCGCCGGTGTCGCGGAAACCATCACCGTGACCTTCACGAGCGCAACAGCGTTCAACGTGGCGGGGTCGATGTCCGGTTCCCTTGGAAGTGGCGTGGTGGGCACGCTATTCACTTCCACGAAGGCAAATCTGACCATCACGGCCGGCACAATCGCCTTCGTCGCCACGGACGCTTTCACCTTCGCCGTCACTCCGCCCTGGGCCTCGCTCCGGCGTGTAGCCGGGTCCGAGATGATCTGGCAGGCTCCCGGAAACGGCGGCCTCGATCAGATCATCGTCGGCGCGAAAACCTTTTCGGACGTCCCGACGGACTATTACAACTGGCGGCTCGGAGGATTCACCGCCTTCAACTCCGGGCTGGCCTTCAACGCGCAGGCAGGTTACGTCGGTGGCAGCGCGCAGGCGAACTCCTCGCCTGTTTTGACACTCTGGAATTCGACGATCCCGTATTGGTTCATTGCCAACGGACGCCGCGTGATCGTGGTTGCAAAGGTCTCGACGGTCTACGTCTGCGCATACCTCGGGTTCATGTCGACCTACATGGCTCCGGGATCGTTCTCCTATCCTCTCGTGGTGGGAGGATGCCTCGCCTTTCAGAACGAGCCCGCTTCGAATAGCACGAATTGGCGCTGGAGCTACGCAGGACAAGAGATGCGGAACTTCGCGATCCCCTTCCTCACTGCGATGAGTTTTGACTACCAAAGCTCGCTGCGCATGCGGCAATCCTCGGGGAACTGGCGCGGTTTTGACGTCAGCTCGAGCGAGGCGTTGTTCGGCCAGGTCTGGCCTTATGCGTATGTCGATCAGGGCGTCACTTACGATTGGCGACCGAATCTCGACGGCGGATATCCGTTGCTTCCCGTCGTGCTCGCCGATAGCACGCCGAACATCTACGGCGAACTTGAGGGAGTGCATGCTACTACCGGATTTTCGCAAGGATCGGAGAACACGATCACCGTCAACGGCGTGAAGTACCTCGTGGTGCAGAACGTCTTCCGAAACACGAAGGCGGATTTTTTCGCAGTGCGCTTGAGCTAAGGGGGAGAGATGTCTTATCAGACGGGCACGCCGACCAGTTCGACAAATCTCCTGCAAACCCTCGTGACGTGGCTCGTGAGCCTCGGATGGACGCAGGATAGGTCAGCGGTAGAGGGATCGGGTTGGACCGCGACGCTCCACAAGAGCGGGAATTATGTCCACTTCCGCGCGGCCGAGAACGAATCGGCAATCTGGAATGCAATCCCGGCTACCGCGCACTATGGCATTCACATGGGCATGGGCACCGGGTTCGTTTCCGGCCAGCCGTTCAAGAACCAGATCACCGGCGCTCCATTCGGGAGTTCGTCGTCGTTTCCCATCGGCGTGGGAATGAAGCTCGCCGCCGGTCCTTTCTCGAATTACTTTTTTTTCGCGGACGCCACGGCCGACAACATCATCGTGGTTTGCGAGAAGACCCCCGGCCTCTACGTTTTCCTCGGATGGGGTTCCTCCCTTCAGAAAGCCGGAAGCTATACGGGCGGTCCCTACTTCTTCGGCCCATCGGCCGGCTATTACGTTGGCCAGAATGCCGGAGCCAACGTTCCCGGTTATACCTCTACTTCCGATTGCCCGTTTGTTAGAGGCGATCAGAATGGCGGGGGAACAGGATTCGTGAGGGCAGACGTTGACACCTTCACAGGAAAATGGCTCGGCATCATCCCACTGGCCACCCCGGATCAGGGTTACACCGGAAAGTTTGGCGATACTTCGGTTCGCGGGACAGGCCAGACCATGAGTACCAACTTCCCCGTCTTCGCAAAAGGTGCTGCCACCACCACCTTTCAATACGAGCAAACGAGCCAGCAGGACGGCAGGGCTAATCTTCTCCCGATCATTTTGTGGGCGAATCGTGACAGCACCACCACCGGGTTTTCCATGCTCGGCACCGTCCCGAATATTTTCTTCTCGAATGGCGTCGGGAACGGCTTTTCGAACGCTGACGAATACGTCATCGGTTCGACGACGTACAAGATGTTTCCGAACTTCGCGGTTGTGAAGCAGTAGGAGAGAGATGCCGACGAACTTCGCTGGCCAATTGAATGCGTTCCCCGTCAGGATCGACCCGTCGAATCGCTCGACGGACATCGTGGCGATGACGTATCAGGTTGGACTGTCCCTCAGCTTAACGTCGAATCCGAAGGCCGCAAATCGCGGCGTCCCGCAGCCGGCCATCTCCATCGCGAAGCAGAATCTCGCTGGCCAGCGGGTCGAAACGTTCGGCGGTCAACTCTTCGAGAAGGTCATCGTCATCCCGCGCGTGAAGAAGCTCGGGTTCGTTCTCACCGCCACACAGTTCGCGGTCGAGGTCTGGAACGCTTTCCGCGACTCGGATCAGACTCTGGTCGCCATCGCGATAAACGGGACCGGAGGCCTCATTCTTCCAAATCCCTACGGCCTGCCGCTCATCTTTCCCGCGCTCGATTCGTTTATTTACCAGGCGACGGTTCCGAGCGTGGGACCGGCGCAAATCGCCCAGGACGTTGTGTTCAGCTTCGATTCGGGAATCGGCGGCACGGACATGCAAGTCACCGGATCCCGGATCACGCTCTTTTCCGTGGCTCCTGATTGGGGCGAAGGCATGGAGGAAACCTTCGAGTTTCTCACGGACGTGCTCAAGGCCTACAGCGACGCCGAGCAGCGCCGAGCCTTGCGTCAGATTCCCCGCCGAGCCATGCGGTACCGCGCTCTGACCCTCAACGCGCGAGACGCCGCGGGGATGGAGTCGTTGGTGTGGGGATGGCAGAATCAGCCTTACGGCGTCCCCTGGTGGCCGGATTCGCAGCCGCTGGCCTCTGACATCTCCGCCGGCACGTTCGTGATCCCTGTGGCCACGGCGGACCGCCAATTCGCCGCTGGCGGATTGCTCGCGATCTGGGTCAACGAGTTCACCTTCGAAGCGCTTTCGATCCAGAGCGTGGGACCGACGTCCGTCACCACGACTTCTCCGACGCAGTTCGCATGGAAGGGTGGACCGGGGACGAGGGTGATTCCGCTCTTTCTCTGCAGGCTCCCGAATTCTGTTGACGTCTCACGGCACAGCAGCGAAATCGATCAGGTCGACCTTTCGTTTATCCCCGAGGTCGGACAACCGTCGCCGGCGCCCACGACTTCGCCCACGCAGTACAAGGGATTCGATGTTCTCGAGGTCATGCCGAACTGGGCCGAGGCTCCGCTGAGGCGCAACTACAAACGCTCGCTCGTGAGCATCGACCCGAAAATTGGACCGATCGAGGTCATCGACAAAGGCGGGACCGCCATCGTCGGCCAGGAGTTCCCCTGGTGGGTGGACGGGCATTCGAACATCACCGCGTTTCGAGCCTTCATGCTGCGTCGCCTCGGACAGTTCAGCGCATTCTGGATTCCGACGTGGGATCAGGACCTCGTGCTATTTCAGGATGTGATCTCGACTGACGCCGCGATCAGGGTCAACTCGGAGTTTTACACGCGCTTCTTTTTCCCCACGCCCTCGCGCCGCTACATCGCCTTCATCCCGCAAGATGGCTCCGGGAACGTCTACCGGAAAATAACCGCGGCGGTCGACAACGGCGATGGCACGGAGACGCTCACGCTGGATAACCCCACGGGGAAAACCTTCCCGAAGACGAGCACGATGGTCTCTTTTCTCACGTTCACGCGGCTCGCCTCTGACTCCGTTTCGATCAAGTGGGATAGCACGGAGCACGCCGAATCGATGGTCTCGCTTCAGGAAGTGCCGAGGGAAATTCCGTGAGTTATGACGCGATTGAAAAATCCGGCGCGGCATCGGAGCCCTACGAACTCTTCCTCTTCCAGGCGACGGGCCTCTCGTTTGCGGTCACCAACTCCGAGAACCCGATCACCTATTTGGGTCAGCAGTACGTGCCTACGACGGTCACGCGGACCGAGACCGAGCTCTCGAACGAGGTCGTCTCCGGGCAAATGAAAATCTATCTGCCCATCGACCATCCGCTCTCGGAACTCCTCATCCCTTACCTGCCGAGCGCGCCAATCGCCGTGACCGTGTTTGGCTCGCACTACGGAGATTCGGAGACCGCGGTCCTGTTCACGGGTGAAATCGCTTCCGCGCGCTACACGGACCAGTGCGAGATCACCTGCAATTCCGCGCAGTATCTCCTCCAGCGGAAGATCCCGCAGCAGCTCTACCAGGCTCCGTGCTCTCACATTTTCGGCGACCTCGGATGTGGAGCGGACCTCACGCAGCACACCTACCACGGCACGATCAGCGCGGTCGATTCAACCGGGACCATCCTAACGATCCCCGCATTCGCCTCCATCCCGGATTCGCTGCAGGCCGGCTATCTGAAACACGGGAACGATTACCGGATGATTGTCGGGCACTCCGGGTCGACGGTAACGCTCATCTCGCCCATCCCCGGACTCGCCGCTTCCATTGCGGTCGACGCGACGGCCGGATGCAATCTGGATTTTGGCTCGTGCCAGCACTACGGGCGCACGAGCAGTTTTCTCGGGTTCGATCTGATTCCCACGGTAAACCCATTCGATGGAAGCGCTTCGATTGGATAGAAGCGTTTAGAAAGTGAGGTGCTGTCTTCTTCTGGCTACTGTTACTTCTCTTCGTCGCAACGACCGTGGTGGGCGCCCTGCTCGCCCCGCATCCGCGCGGGCCGCAGCCATCCGCGCTCGGGGACTTCTCCGTCCCGACGGCGGAGGAAGGCCGCGCGATCACCGTTGTCATCGGCACCTGCATCATCAAGGGAAGCAACACGACCTGGTGGGGAGACCTGAAATCGAAGGCCATCAAAGTCGGCGGCGGGATCCTGTCTCTGGGCAGGACTCAAACCACGGGATACCAATATTTCCTCGGCGTGCAGTCGATGCTCTGCCACGGTCCCGTAGACCTCGTGGATATCCAGACCGACGACAAGAGCATTCAGCCGCGAACGACGGCCACGATCCTGAATGGCAGCGGGACCGAGGATTACATTCAGGTGACCTGCAACGCCCCGAAACTTTTCGGAGGGACAGGCCCCGGGGGTGGGGGCGGGATCACTGGCATCATCGACTTCTATCGCGGACTCCCCACATCGCAGCCGAACGCGTACCTGGGCGCGAAGCAGGGACGGATCGCCACCGACCAAAGCGGCATAGGTTCCACGTTCTTCGGCGTCGGAAACGGGGGAATCACTTCACTCGCGGCCGGCTCTTCCTCGCTCGAGGAAATCTTCACGATCACGTTCGTCGCCATCGATACGAACAACCTGCACTCGACCTTCGGAAAAGCAAAATGGAGCATCGTTGGCTCCGTGTCAGGCGGTCTCAGCAACGCCGTGGCGAACGCAGAAGGTTCGCACGATCTCTGGTCCGACCAGGCGTTCTCGAATCCTCGAATCAATCTGACGATTCACACCGGCTCGACGCAATATGGGCCGGGAGACGTCTTCACGATCAAGACGCTGCACTCGCACGTCGCTCCGTCCTACCGGAATCTGTGCTACGCCGTGATGGAGCAGCTCTATTGGGGAACGTCCAATTACCTGAAGCCGATGGCATTCGTGGTGCGCCGCTGCCCGGATCCGCTCTCGCAGGGCGCCGGCGTCGCGAACATTTCAGGCGACGCGAACGGCGCGCTCGCGATTTACGACATTCTGTCGAATGTGGACTACGGTTTGGGAATCCCAACCGCTCGCATCGACCCCGTCAGCTTCTCGGCCGCCGCGGTGACCCTATCCTCAGAGGGCCTCGGGATTTCGATGCAGTTCGATACCCAGGCGAGCGCCGACCAGCTCATCGGGGAAGTATTACGCCACGTCGATGGCGTGCTCTACACCGACCCGCAGACCGGTCTCTGGTCGATCACGCTCGCACGCGGCGGCTACGACCCAACGACGCTGCCAACTCTAACGGTCGATTCCGTCCTCGAGACGCCGGACTTCTCGCGCGGCTCATGGCGCGAGACCACCAACCTCGTGAACATTCGCTACTCCTCACGCGCAGCCAATTTCGCCGACCGTTCGATCCGCGCCTACGATCCCGCGAACATCGCCGTCACGAATGAGGTCCGTCCGCAGACCATCGACTTTAAGGGACTCAGCAACGCGACGTCGTCCGCGCTCGTGGCGATGCGCGTTCTGAAGACGCTCACTTACCCGCTGTCGAAGCTCAAGCTCAAAGCAAACCGTTCGGCGTGGCAGTTCCGGCCAGGAGGAGTCTTCCGCTTCACATGGGTTCCGCTCGGGATCATCAACGAGGTTTTCCGCATCACGCGCATCGGCTACGGCGAACTCACCGACGGGAAAATCAGCATCGACGCGGTCGAGGACATCTTCGGGATCAACAGCGTGGCGTTCGTTTCTCCGCCTTCCTCGGGATGGGTGAATCCGATAGGCACGCCGCTCGCGAATACATACGAACAATTGGTGGAGGTCCCCAACCATCTCCTGGCGCTCTCTGGTCTCTCAGGGAGAAACGTGATGAGCATGGCCGCCAAGAACCCCTTGACCGGCGCAACGGGTTACGCAATTTGGCGCGACGATGGGACCGGATACTTCGACACGAACCTTTTCGGAAATTTCTGCCCGGTCGGAATTCTTTCCGCGGACTACCCGGTGGCGACGCTTGCGAACGATCCGACTGGCTTTACGCTCTCCGCCAGCGGTGGCATCGACCTGATTCTGCTCGCAGCATGCACAGCCGCAGACTTTCTGCAGGGTGTGAACCTCTGCATGATCGACGGCGAGATCATGGCTTGGCAGACGCCGACGTTGAATGCCGACGGCACCTACACCATCTCTCCCGTTCTCCGTGGGCTGATGGATACGGTCCCTGCCCTCCACACGGCCGGAGCAAAGGTTTGGTTTTTTTCCATCGGCAGCGGATTACTGAATTCGGGCAGCTTTCCCTCGGACCGTACGATAAATGCAAAGCTCCTCCCGACGAACTCCTCCGGCACGCTGCCGATAGGCTCGGCGACGGCAGAGAGCGTCACGACGAATTCTCGCGTTGGCAGGCCCTACCCGCCGGGGAATCTGCGAATGCAGGGCCTGCCATACGGGAGCCGTTACAAAACGATCACGGGGAATCTCGTTCTGACGTTCTCCGCCAGGAACAGGGACACCGAAGCTGGACTGACGCCGCTGACGCTGCAGACTGCGGGAGACGACTCGATCCCGTTCTCCGAAGCGTTTCTCTTCACCATCTACAGATTTGTGGGTGGGTTCGCTCCCCCTGGCAACCAAAGCACCACGGTTCCTCCGGGAGCCAGTTTCACCTATACCGCGGCGCAACGCATCGTTGACTCCGGTCTGCCGGGAATCGCTACGGTGAAAATATTCGGAGCGCAGAACCTGCCCGGTCCTCCCCCTGTGCTCCTCGAATCACTTCAATGGCAGCAGGTCGATGTGACGTTCACGGGGTTCGGAATTCTTTTTGGGCAATATTTCGGAGGGCTAAATTCATGAGCGTAAGCAACGGTCCCAACCTTCACGTGATGATCAACGCGGCGACAGGCGATTCCTTCGACCTCGACTTCCGCAAGTTCCTGCGGATGATCGATGCCCTCGTGCAGTCGGCAGTCCTTTCGCGGACGCTGACCGCTCCTCCTGGCTCCCCTACCAACGGGGCGCGCTACATCGTCGGCGTCGCCGCAACGGGCGCATGGTCCGGCTCGGACAATAACATCGCCGTCTGGACCACCGACGATCCGGGGACTCCGTTGGGCGAGTGGAACTTCTATCCGCCCAATGCTGGCTTCCACGTCTTCAGCGTCGCTGATTCCCAGTTCCTTGAATGGAACGGGACGGCATGGGTCCCGGCAGTCAGCGGAGCGCTCCCGGTCTACACCGTGGCGAATCTTCCAACCGGCGCCGCCGGCATGATTGCCTACGCGTCGAACGGAAGAAAGGGCGGTGAAGGCGCTGGTGCCGGCACGGGAGTGCCGGTGTATTTCTCGAACGCAGCATGGAGAGTGTATTCGAATGATCTGGCGGTGACGGCGTAGAGGGCGGTTGGTGACGATCACAGGGGAAAGAAATGAACGGACGGGTTCACGAGGATCAAACACCGGAGGGGCGACTGGCCGCTGTTGCGAGATCGCTGGCGATCAAGATGTCCGACCGTTACCAAAAAACAGGATTTGGTCCCAGGGAACCGGACTATGCGGACTTCCGCGAAGTCTTTCGTCCTTACATCCACCGCGAATTAATTCTCGCGAAGATCGAAGAGGCTCGGAAAACGCAGGCCGAACGGCTCACTTCCCGCATGAGGGAACTCACGGTCGAGCTCCTACTCGTGGACAAACAAATCGCGGAGGCACTGAAGAAGTGAGCGACGAATCTGAACGATTCAGGGGACCGTGGAGCGAGGACCGTCTCTGGGTTCTCCGTTCTATCGATGAACTAAAGGCTGGGCATCTGCGCCTCGCCGAATCGGCCGCTGCGGACCGCGCGGCTCTTCTCGAAAAGGCAACGCGGGACATCAATTCCGCCCACGAAAAGATTCGCGCGCTGGAGACATCGAGGACGTCGCTCCGGCTTAAAAATTGGGTGATGATGCTCGCCCTCTCCGCCGGCGGCGCACTTCTTATCGAACTTGTGAAGGCCATTCTGCAGGGGTGGAAACCATGAACTTCCCTCTTTCGCCAGAGATCATCTCCGCGATCCTCGGGCCATTCGGTCCGCTAGAGAACGTCCGCGTGAACTGGCCGCTCGTGGAGGCGGCTCTCGACCAGCGAGGCGCTTATACGTCGCCAATGGTGGGCGTCGCTGCCATCGCGACCATCGGCGTGGAGTCCGGCAACTTTTCTCCGGTGAAGGAGCGGGGCGGTCCGACCTACCTTTCGAATCTGTACGACAACAGGAAGGACCTCGGGAACCTGAATCCCGGCGACGGTGTGAAATTTCGCGGCCGCGGATTCGTCCAGATAACCGGGCGCGTCAATTACGAGCACTTCGGTTCGGAGATCGAGAAGGACCTGGTGTCGAATCCCGACCTCGCGCTCGACCCGGCGACGTCGGCGGATATTCTGGCTCTCTTTTTCGAGGAGCGCCATGTTCCGTTCTACGCGGATCAGCAGAATTGGGAGATGGTACGGCGCAGAGTGAATGGCGGTCTGACCGGGATGCCGCGCTTCATGGATGCCGTCACAAAGCTCGTTTCCGCTCTCAAAAATCCCCCGCCAGCGGCGGGAACTTCACTGGAGGTCACATGAACATCAATACGGCAGAGCAGTCTCTAGCGAAATACCACCTGCTCCATCTAGTCATCGGCGCGATTTTCGCCGCGGTCCTGCTCGCGATTCCGAAGATCTTCGGCGTGCTGCTCACGGTTTTTCTCTTGGCGATGTTTCTCCCGGCGGCGATCCTCCCCGAGTTCACGCAGAGCAAATGGTTTGACCGGATCGCGGTTCTCGCGGGCGCCATCATGGTTGGAGTGCTTTTCTATTATCTTCACAAGCTCTGA